CGTAGTGTGAAGGCATGACAATAAAAGTAGCTGTCTTTATCTTACTTCCTTTTGCGTTTTTTAGCAGTTGATAAAGCAATTGCTTGAGCTTGTTTTAATGTCTTGCCCTCTTTCATCAGCAAACGTATGTTGCCAGAGATAGTCTTTTGTGATTTGCCTTTTTTTAATGGCATTGATTAAAGAAGATATTTACTTACTAGCCGTCTGTCCTGTGGAGTAACAGCATCTACTATCAAGCCTTCAGCTAATTGTCTTAAGTTGTCTTGAAGTTCACCAGAACTTTCTCTGATAGCTTTTGAAAGCTTCTCAGGAACAGTCTTGTCCTCTGGGAACTTCTGAGTCATTGCGAGTGCTTCTTCTAAATTCATAATAGATTTAAAGCATTATCTGTAATTTCTTCAACCCAATTATACAGTCTAGGTGCAATCTTTTGCATTTCTTCTGGATTTAACACATATTGAACAAAGCTTTCTGCAAATAATTCTCTAGGGTTTTTTCTTGAATATCCTGTGACATAACTCATGCCACCCATCTTTTTAAATTTATTACCTAAAGCAACAGCACCACTTCCCTTGTAATGAACTTGGTGTCCTATTTCGTGAATCATAGTAGAAAACCATCTTTCACTTACATCATTTGCACTTGTATTAGAGAATATTTCACTTGCTGGCGAGGGTTTTGTATAATCTCTTTCAGTCCAATAATCAGAATAAGCTTTATTGGTTCTTAAAGTTTCTTTAGCTTGATTCTTCATTTTTAAAGCTGAACTTTTTGTTATTTTTGTTGACCCCTTTCTAACTTCAGTATTTACAATAGTGCAATAGTTTGATGTGTAGCCAGAGCAAGTCCTCCCTGCTGGTGCAAACATAAACTTTATATCATCTTTAAACTGCAAATCTTTAACATTCTTTTTTTTGAAATTTGTAGTGACTGTGTTTGCATATCCCTTTGTTTTTCTTATAAATGGTGTATTAAATTTATCCATAAATCTAATAGTGGTATTGTTTGCATCATCAAATGCTTTTTTATTTTGCACAACAAACTTTTGATAAGCTGCATTAAAGTTATACCGATCTCCTCCAAAGTTAAAATTATTGATTGTTTTACTTTTTTGCAGAAACTTGCGTAGTTTTTTAGTATGTTTTCCTGTTAGTCCTCCAACAGATTCAAGGCTATCAATACTTTCATCAACAAACTGCTGAGTAGATTTTGCAATATTATTTGATTTTAAATATTCTTCTAAGGTATCTGTACCAAACGCAGGGGAAGTTGTGCCTGTTGGTGTTGGTGTGACTTGCGGTGCTGGTTTGGGTTTGGGCTTTACCTTTGGCTTGATTTCACTAGGCTTGCCATACAATCTCTCTAAATCCTTCAAACTTCTTTCGCTTCCATCTTCCCTGACCATTTTTCTTATAGCCTTCTGTCCTGACCCTTCCTTCTTTGCCAAGCGTTCAAAATATCTAACCTTCTGTTCATTACCCAAAGTCTTGACCTTTAGTTTCTTATCTTGCCCCAAAAGCCAGTCACCATACTGAGTGTCTTGTGGTACTCTACCAGTCCCCTCTCCTGTGGGTCGGGTTACAACTTTGCCTTTGGGTGGTGGTGTTAGATCCTCAAATCCTTTTTGTTTCTTCAACCCTGCATAATCAACGACAGGAACAGTAGTGGATCTACAGTTAAAATGCTGTGGTGGTGTAGGGCCTTTATTGTATTCAAACTTTCTACCATCAAGCCTTTTACATATTGGACTGGTTCTTGAATCAAGCGTTGCAACATATTCATATTTAGGTGCAACCTTGCTATTAGCTGCATAGACAGCCTGTGATGCTTGGTTCTGTACTTGGTTAACAGATGTTCTGACAATAGTTTGTATCTGGTGATTTGCCAGTTTTGTCATTTCACCACCAGCTTGTGCTATCTGTCTAACACTACCTCTCTGTCCAAACTCTAGCCTTCCTATCATTCTGCTTGCTATTTGCTGTGTTGACTCTCCACTAAATACACCCTGTCTAATAGTCCTAGCCAAACCTTCCTGTTGTCTTGTTGCTATACCTCTAAATGCTTTCTCTACTGTTTCTCCATTAGGTAAAGTCTGCATTGCCCCTTGTCTTGCAGTGAGTTCAAACTTACCAGATCCAAACTTCTTAAAATCATCTTCTGTGAATTGCTTGCTTGTGAATATGTTTACCTTTGTGGGGTCTGTTGTGACAAATGATTCTGCATATTTAGAACTGATAGCTACTGAGTTAATGGGGATATTTCCTGATTTTACAGCTTTTTTTAATTCATTCTCTATAAATCCAGCCTGTACCTTTGCTAAACCTTCAATTTCTTTTATCATCTTCTTTGATGAAGCTCTCGACCATTTATCCAGACTACTTTTTGACTGAGCTATGATTGCCCTTAGTCTTTTTTTGGTCTGTGGTGCAATGACTACACCTTCTCCAGCCTTTGCCTGTCTGATATTTATTGCATTGAGCTTTCTTGCTGCAAGTAAAATAACGTCATTGTAAGTTCTAACTAAATCAACTGATACGGCATTACTGTATCTATTTATATCAATAGTTTCCCTAAAAAATACCTCTGGAATACTCATCTATCATTCTTCTCCCTCTTCCTCCTCCTCTTCTGGTTCTTCGTCAGGTTCTTCTGGTGGCTCAACTTCTGTCAAACCTCCCTGCTGTGTGCCTTCGATTTCTTCCTCTACGTCAAAGTCATCACCAAGAACTTCACCAGCAGACAGTTGATTGAGTAAAGTTTCTTGTGTGATAGTTCCAGCAGTAAACAATGTAAGCAAACTTGTTATCTCCTGTGGTTCTAGTCTTGCACTTACAAAGTCTCTATTCACAAAGCTACTGCCAGCGTTAGGTTCATTAAGATATTCACTATGAAACTTGAGGCAGTTATCAATTAAGTCTTGCATCTGCTGTGCAATAACCATCATTGTGCTGTCATTTTGTGATCTATCTATCCTCTTGGCCTCTGCTGACTCACCTACTAACTTCTGTCCAAGAACCGCAGCTAGTGATAATGTATTGATCTGCTCTGCAATATCCTTTAATCTTGTGAACTGGCTGTCATAGCTATCACCAGATGGAGATATATATTCCATTCTGGATTCTGGTGGCAATGATATTGCTTCATTCGGGCCTGTTGTTATCTCATCTGCGTTTGGATAACCAAATACTGCAAGCATAGGAACAGAACTGATATGCAAAATATTATCCAAGTCAGATTGTATCTGATAATGCTTGAGGTTAAGTTCTGCAATGTCATACAAAGGACTGCGGCTTTCGTAGTAACCAACTCTGTTGGAGTAAGCGATAGCAAAGGGAATCTTGTCCTTAAGGCTCATTTCACCTTCATCAAATAGTTTATATTCACCCTTCTTTTCATCTTTTCTATGGATTTCATATCTACCCCTTTCTAATACTCTGATCTGTTTAATAATCTTGTCACCATACTTTCCATCTGGTTCAACAACCTGTTCCAATAAACGCAACTGTGTGAGTTGCCTTACACCATCTATGATCTCAGACCTAAATCCTAAAATATCTTTTGGTGTATATGTCACCCAATATGGTCTGGTCTTGTCACCTTCCTTTGGTGCATCAACAAGAACCCCAACATGACCAAAGCTAATTGCTAACCTCGCTGTGTTATACAGCCACACGTTTAAATCGTTGCCCTCTAAATCAACATCAAACAACTGTTCTCTTACTAAGTCAGATACATCATCAAGTCTTACTGGCTTCCTGACCAACATACCTGACAGCATTTTCTCAATACGCTGCAAATATGGCACTACTGTTGATCTACTTAGCCTTACGTCATAGCTGTCATCTGTTTCTCTTGCCTCCTGTGGCAAATACTTTCTATGTTCACTTCTAATCTTGTATGTTCCTTCCTTCAAATCTGTTATCAGATCCCAGAACTGACTCATTCTCTGGTAGGCCGCATTAGGGCTTTCAACTGTGGTGGCAGCTTGTGTTATGGGCTGATTGTAAATATTTAGTGAGCTATACACAGTTTTGCCTCAATACTATCATGTTCTTAATATATTCTAATCCCTGT